CACAAGGTTATCGTGTATAACTGCTTGATTAGACATAGGCCAAAGAGAAGTAGGCCAGAGATTGCACACTTGGTAATGTGTTCAAATCCCCCTCTAGGGATCGATCTCATCCTACTCTGACTCAGTAGCATAACTAATTCTAACAGTTAGCTTATAAGTCTACGGTCGTTTTCTGATCTTTCGTTTCTTAACCTCTTGGACTAACAATCTCTTTCAGAGAGATGAACTCTAGACTAAAATATCAAACAATGTTGATACAGTCGAATAGAGATCTTAATCTGATCACTTGTTAGTGCTAAGCATACATCTATTCCCTATTCCCGCTATACAATGGGAAGCTCTTAGTGGACTTTCAAACATTGAACTCAAAAAACTTCAATGTAACCACTTAAAATCGATTACTCGATAAAAGAGCGATTGACCTCACTCATGTTGACTATATGTAAATAGTTACAACAAAAGAATGTGCCAATCTTAAGAATAGAATCCAAGACGACGTAAGTATCCAGAAATCTTCGAAAACTATGTTTCCTAGACAAGTCCTAGTACACTACACACCTGAATGAACGGGGTTCCAGCCGAGGCTAGAAATCCCTATCTCGGAAGAGTCCCCTTAAGCCCTAATGTATTCCACTGGAGAATCCAAAACCAATGGAAATACAAAGAAAGGATTCCCGAGAACCTTCTTACGCAAGCGACGTGCTTGGGTTTCATAATCCCAAGTAAGTATACCTCTGTCCAACTTTAAAGTCAATTCATCGAACAACTTGGCCTGTTCGGCCTCATCATTCGTGAATACTTTCTGGTTCTTAACAATGTATTTACTATACTCTTCTTGAAAGAGTGGATTAGTAAAATCTTTGTAAAAGATCCATAGACCAAAGTGTCTTAAGACGGGACGGTAATGCTTAACTAACAGATCGTTAGTCACTTTTTGTAGCTTGCTAGGTAGACTACTTCTCAAATCACCATATACGTTCTCCATACACAATGCAGAACAGGCGATTTTTGGATAAGTTTTAAGTCTACCAAGGAGAGAGTCTTCACTAATAGTCCCTTTTTCAGATCGAAGAAGGACTGTAGTAGACCGCGAGGTATCAGCGATTGGTTTGACAGTAGTATCTTTACTACAGTCTTGCTTATTACGATTAGTGATTAACCCAAAATTAACATAGGGTATCTTCACCAAATTAGTAATGCGAAAATCTCCATTAGAATTTAAATGGCTATCAATACGATAGAGTTCAGAGTTAACTTGCATGAATTTATCAGTAACAAAGTTCTTACCGAGACTAGGTTCAAAACCATAGTGTCGTAGACTTGTTAACCAATGATCATACAAATTTGATCTGGTTCTAAAGATGATATCATCACCATTAATTCTAACTGGAAAATCTCGCTTTAATGTAGCAAGACTGACTGTCTTTCCAACAAAACGCTCAACAGCTTGCCAATAACAACAAAAATTGGCTATACACAGAACAACAAAGGAAATAACATGACCCATTAATTGGCCATTCTTCTGGATAAAAGGTTCTTTAACCATATATCTAAAAGAGTCAAAAGCATTCAAGTACTTAGGGAAGATAGACTGATCTTGTCTAATCTCCGCACTTGTCAATGTATTGACGATATTTTCCCTCAGAACATTATCTTTCAAACCTGAAAGAAGTTCATTAATGATGGTTAAAGAAACACCACCATTCAAGTTGTCTGTAGCTGCAGAGTAGTCACCAGAAACAATCTGGTCGCCGATTCTCCAATCCGCTAACAAAGGATATAAATGTTCCTTTGTAAGTGGCTCTCCAATGAGTTGAAAGAAGCCAAGATCACAGTTATAGAGTTTCCTCCACAACTGTTTTTGTATCTTGTGCATTCTGACATGAACGCCAGTAGATGGTTTGGTTATGGTTCTAACCTTCATAGGTTCTAAAACAAAGCAGGGAGCGACCTTGTTGGTCATCACTAAAGATGAATCAACAGATCCCTCCTCATGCTCATAGTTTATGAACTTATTAGGAAAAACCTCTAACATGTCCCTCAATTGAACAGGACATACCACGTTAACAGGAATGATCTTTTGGAAAAAACGATCTTCCTTATTAAAGCAGAATCCTATGCACTCGTAGTAAAGATTAGGGTATTTAAACACCTTATCCTTAACTCCTTGTCCAAAGGAAACTGGCATCGAGAATCGGTTTTCACCGTATAATTCTCTCTGCACGTGGCCTATATTACCACCACTAGCAAAGTCAGATGCTAGAGTAGAACTTGCACTCTGTTTCGGTATATCAATCTCCTCAAAGACAGTTGAATTATTGTTGTCGATATATTTTACAAGAGTGGAAACCTTATCTTTCAAATCCGAAAGAATAAAAGGATCCACCTCGACAACACGAGACAATTTTGTACCATTAGTGTTCAAACTTTTTTGAATCACTTCAGGACCAGACGGAAGGAGACCCTTCTTGAACCCCATGAATAAGGAATTAACCTTAACTTGGGCAAGAAATCTTCTTCTCTGATCCTTGGAACAAAGTCTCTTAAGCTCAACGCTTAGACGTTTAGGAAAAATGTCAAAGCCGAGATAGTTTAAAGGAACCCTTTCGGGGTCCTCAACATCCCAAAATCTTGTAAAAACAAGATTTGTTGAGTATTTCAACTGAGGAGTAGTTTGTTGAACAAACTCTAGGAATAGGTACTTATTAAATTCAGCATCTTTTTCCCAGCAGTCCAACTCTATACCAAAAAGCAAACAGAGTTCTTCTACACGTGACACAAAATCTTGTGCACGGGCTTCATAAGTAGACATCATTTCATTTATGAAATCTACATCAACTCGCTTAGAAGGTTCGCGAGGAATCTGACGAGCACCGCAACATACAGCGGAGCAGTCACAAAAGAAGTGGGTCTCGGAATGAGTTTTACTCTTCCACCCATCTTCAGTTACGAGTGCAGCACCATACGGCTCGTAAAGGGCGAGGACATTAAGATAACGAAAGTTTAAAGGCATTTTCATTCCCTTTGTGGATAAGAAATCAATACCTTTATTTAATAGTTGTCGGACCCTGTCCTCACAACCATCTTCCGGGAAGGCGCCATGTGTTAGTACACCCCGTCCTATTTGGATCAGGGTAGCTGTCAAATACGCTTCGATATTTACCATTATCGATAGTGTGGCTTGCGGTTATAGATCCTTCGTACTAAC